AACACGATAACCAATGCCTTTTACACAGTTTACTAACCTAGATTTCGATCAGATTAAAGCAGAGATTAAGTCATATCTCCGTGCAAACTCAAATTTCACGGATTTTGACTTTGAAGGATCAAACTTTTCGGTCCTGATCGATACTCTTGCCTATAATACGTATATCAATGCGTTCAATGCTAACCTAACAGTTAATGAATCTTTCCTGGATTCGGCAACAGTTAGAGAAAATGTAGTTTCTCTTGCAAGAAACATTGGATACGTACCCCGCTCTAAGAGCGCCGCGAAGGCACAAGTAACCTTTAGTGTACCTACCACTACCAGCAGTGCTTTTATCACCCTTAAAGCGGGTCTGGTATGCGTTGGATCGTTCGATAACACCTCATATCGCTTCTCTATTCCAGAAGATGTAACATCAACCGTAGTGAACGGTGTTGCACAGTTTGGATCGGCATCTAATCCTATTCAAGTCTATCAAGGAACACTGCTTCAGAAGCAGTTTTTGGTTGATAACTCGATTGATCAGCGTTTTATCATCGACAACCCAAATATTGATGCCTCAACAATCGTTGTAAATGTAAAAGGTGTCAATGATAGTGGTTTAGGTAGAGAATATCATCAAGTTGATAATATTTTAAATCTCAATAAGACATCAGAAATCTATCTGATTCAAGAAGTTCAAGATGAGAGATATGAACTTCTGTTTGGTGATGGATATTTTGGTAAAAAACTTGAAACTAACTCAGTTATTACTGTTCGCTATATTGTAACTGATGGAGAAGATGGTAATGGTCCATCAGCATTTGATTTCCAAGGAAACTTTGTTGATGAATCGGAAATAAGAGTTATTCCTTCTGCATCAGTGCCCGTTACAACCGTTCAGAAGGCGATGAACGGCGGTGAGATAGAGAATGTATCCTCAATCAAGTACTTCGCCCCTAGACTCTATTCTGCACAGTATAGAGCGGTAACAGCAAGAGACTATGAGGCGATTATTCAATCAATCTACCCTAATACAGAATCAGTTGCTGTTGTTGGTGGAGAAGAATTAAGTCCTCCACAATATGGTACTGTTCAGATCAGTATCAAACCAAAGAATGGTACATATGTTTCAGACTTTGATAAGCAGCGTATTCTGAATAAGATTAAGCAGTACTCAATCGCTGGTATTAATCAGAAGATTATAGATCTGAAGGTTCTTTACGTTGAAATTGAATCTTCTGTTTACTATAACACAACACAAACATCGAATGTTGATGATCTGAAGTCAAGTGTTATTGGTGCTTTGAGTTCTTATTCAAAGGATGTTGATATTAATAAGTTTGGTGGAAGATTTAAGTATAGTAAGATTCTTCAACTGATTGATAGAGTTGATACAGCAATCACTTCAAACATCACGAAAGTGAAGATTAGAAGAGATATGAAAGTATTGAAGAACCAGTTTGCACAATATGAGTTGTGTTTTGGTAATAAGTTTCATGCAAAACCCTCCGGAGGGAATATCAAATCGACTGGATTTAAGATTGCTAGCGAGTCCTCTGTAGTGTACCTTACAGATGCTCCTAACGTAGGTACTGGAGCGAATACTATATCTAATGCTGCAGAAGCTTCGAATGTTTTCCTCACTCGTCCAACATCTCTTGATATAAAAACTGGCATTCTCTCATTAGTCAAGATTGATTCTAACAATAACAGGGTTGTTGTTGCCAAAGATGCTGGAATCGTTGATTATGAAAAAGGAGAAGTCATTCTAAACACTGTAAATATCACAGAAACTTCTTCGCCTAATGATGTTATAGAGATTGAAGCATACCCAGAATCTAACGATGTTGTTGGATTAAAAGATCTCTATTTAAGTTTTAATGTTTCAAATAGTACAATAAATATGGTAAAAGATGTTATCGCATCTGGTGAAGATATTTCTGGCGTTACCTTTACACGAGATTACTATACTTCAAGCTATCCAAACGGAACTTTAAAGAGGAAATAAAATATGTCGCATTTTGAGAAGAGAGTGGAACTCAATAAGATTATTGAGAGCCAACTTCCTGAGTTTTTAGTTGCAGACTTTCCAAAAGCTGTTGAGTTCTTTAGACAGTACTATATTTCTCAAGAATATCAGGGTGCAGGATCTGACCTGATTAATAATCTTGATCGTTATATCAAGTTAGATAATCTCGTCCCAGAAGTTGTCGTTGGAAAAACAACTCTTTCTTCCAATATTTCTTCTACAGATACATCGATTACAGTATCTTCTACAAAGGGATTTCCATCCGAATATGGTCTGTTAAAGATTGGTGATGAAATTATCACCTATACTGCCAAGACTGAGACTACATTTACTGGATGTGTTCGTGGATTTAGTGGAATCACTGGATATAACGTTGGAATCGCCAGTGATTTTTCAAATGTTAATAAACAAAACGTAGTATTTTCAACTTCTTCTGCAGGATCTCACCCCCAAGACGCAGAAGTTGTTAACTTGAGTGTTCTCTTCTTACAGGAGTTTTATAAGAAACTTAAGAGAACTTTTACTCCTGGAATGGAAGATCTTGATTTTGTTTCTGATTTGAATGTTGGAAACTTCATTAAGCACGCCAGAAACTTCTATCAATCAAAAGGTATCGAAGAATCTGTAAAGATTCTCTTCAAGGTACTCTATGGAGTAGATGCAAAACTATTAGATCTTGAAGGAAGACTGATTAAACCATCTTCTGCAGATTACATCAGAAGAGAAGTTGTTATAGCAGAGAATATTTCTGGCAATCCTTTTGGTCTTGAAGGTCAAACGATATTCAGATCTAATGATTTGAATACAAACGCATCGGTTTCTGATATTGAAATATTCACAAGACAGGATAGAACATATTATAAACTTGGATTATTTGTTGGATATAATGATAGAGATTTGATTGAAGGTGTTTTTGATGTTCCTGGAAACTCAAAAGCACTTGAAACCGTATCAATAGGTTCTTCAATTATTTCTGTCGATTCAACTATTGGATTCGGACAAACAGGAACTCTTGTTTCTGGAACAAACATAATCGAATATACCTCAAAGAGCGTTAATCAGTTCTTTGGGTGTAGTGGTGTAACTAGTAACATCACTATTGGTGAAAACGTTAGAGCAAATGAAACTATTTTTGGATATGAGAATGGGGATCCTTCAAAGAGAGTGGATCTTCGTATTACAGGTGTTCTCTCCGACTTTGTTCCTCTTGAAGATCTTTCACTGATTGAAGAAGGTGAAGAGATTACTGTTCGTAACGTTGGTGAGTCTATTCAAAATCCATCTGAAGATAGAACTTATAAGCAAGTATTTGCTAACTCTTGGATTTACAACACGAGTACAAGATATAATGTTGCATCTATCTCTGGATCTACATTTAGTTTAGTCAGTGATATTGATAAGTCAAGTTTGAAAGAAGGTGATACTGTTGATGTATTAGTTAAGAATACTGAGATTGTTTCTGCATCAGATGCAACGATTACCAGTATTAATCAGAACTCAAGACAGGTTATTCTAAGTGGTTTAAGTGGATTTACTCCAGTACCATTAGTTCAATACGATATCCGCAGAAAACTCAAGAAAGTAACAAGTTCAAGAACACAACTTCTTCTTGGGAATAATAACTATATTGCAAATACACTGAATGTTTATAGTACAGATGATAGTAAATTCGGATACGTAGCATCACACTCTCTTCCTGGATATGAGATTGTAGATGAGATCATTGAATCTACCCTCCCAAATGGATATGATACGAATCTTGGTGGGTATGATTCTATTTTAAAGACATATTCTACTATCAAGTTCTCTACTAATGTTAGATTCATTGATGGGGATGAGATTGTATATACATCCAATAATCAACTGTCTGGATTAGTTTCTGGTGAAAGTTATTATGTAACAGTTGTAGCACCAAATGAAATAAGATTATACACTTCTAAAGCACTTCTTTCTACTGCAGATACTATCAGGTTTGGTCCAAATACAACTCCATCTATTCATAGATTTACACTTAAATCTCAAGAAAATAGAGTTTTAGCACCAAATACTATTCTTAGAAAGTTCCCACTTTCACAAAATCTTTTTGGATCAAAAAATCCAAGAAGAAGTGTTGAAAATGTTGGTATTTTAATTGATGGTGTAGAGATCTCCAGCCCACAATCTAGGAACAAGATTTATTACGGTCCTCTAGAAGAGTTTGAAGTTCTCAATGGCGGAAAAGATTATGATGTTATAAATCCACCTCAGATCAGTATCTCAACTGGCGCTGGAGTTACTGCATTAGTTGAACCAATCATCACTGGAACTGTAAAAGAAGTTTTCGTTGATCCACAAGACTTTGATGTTAAAGATGTATTTTCACTTTCTCTGATTGGTGGAAATGGATCTGGTTGTTCTTTACAACCAATCGTTGGTGAAAGATTTAGAGAGATTGAGTTTGATAGTCGTGCATTATCTGTTGGTGGTGGTGTTGATATTATCGATGAAACAATCACATTTTTGAGAGATCACAATCTGGCAAACGGACAACACGTCATTTACAATAGAAATGGCAATGAACCAATATCAATCGGTGTTGCTGGAGATCCCACAAATACAATCACAGGATCATTATCTAGTGGTGATGAGTATGTTGTTGGATATGTAAACAACAGAACGATCAAGCTGTATAACAGTGATAGTGATGCACTTTCTGGTATAAACACTGTTGGATTCTCAACAGCATCATTCTCTAGTGGTATTCACAAGTTTAGAACATTATCAACAAGAACTCTTCAGAAGATCAAAGTTCTCTCTGGTGGATCTGGATATGAGTACAGAAAACTCAGAGTTCCTTCTTCTGGTATTTCTACAGAGTATAACACTTTTACATTCAAAGATCATGGATTTTCAACTGGTAATATTGTAACATATTCAACAACTGGAACTCCTATCTCTGGTTTATCAACTTCAAATAGATATTCAGTTTCAACAATAAACTCAGATACATTTAGAGTTATAAACGTTGGAGTTGCTGGAACACTTACAGAGGATCTAACTAAGTCCAAGTATGTTGATATTCAATCAACTGGATCTGGATATCACATTTTCCAATATCCAGAAATTGAGGTGGTTGCTAATGTATCGTTTGCAGCAACTACTGGTGGGCAGTTCACGTTTACTCCTGTTGTAACTGGAGAAATCACTGGCACATATCTCTATGAAAAAGGAACTGGGTATGGATCTGAAGTTCTTAACTTACACAAAAAACCTATTGTCAGTCTGAAGAACGGAAAGAATGCACAGTTAAATCCAATCATCTCCAACGGAAGAATTGTAGATGTCCAGGTATTAGGTAAAGGATCAGAATACTATTCTATACCAAATATTGTCGCAGAAAATGGTGGTAGCGGTGCAATCTTAAGACCTGTTATCGTTGATGGGAAACTTGATGATGTTATTGTAATCAATCCTGGTATTGGATATAGTGCTACATCAACGTCATTATATGTTGAACCACGCGGTTCTAATGCAATATTTGATGTAAGAGTTAGAGATCTTACTCTTAATGATGCTCAAAGATTTGGCGAATACTCAAAGACAAGAACACCTAAAATATTCTCAAGTATTTCTCAAAATGAGACTGATGATTATGTTGTTTATGGAATGTATGGATATTCCGAAGACTTAGCAACGAACTTTGGTGATGATGGAACCCAACACTCTCCAATCATTGGGTGGGCATACGACGGAAATCCAATCTACGGTCCATATGGATATATTGATCCCGATGATATTCAATCTGGTATTAGAATCATTAATTCTGGATATACTCTGAACTCTTCTAATATTATTGATAGACCATCATCATTCCAAGCAGGATTTTTTATTGAAGACTATCAATATACCAACGGTGGCGATCTTGATGATCATAACGGAAGATTCTGTAAGACACCAGAGTTTCCAAATGGAATTTATGCCTACTTTGCAGGTGTTACCACTAGCATAACATCTAATAAGTTAGAACCATCTTATCCATATTTTGTTGGAGAAACTTTTAGATCAAATTTAATCGAAGAAAACTACACGTTAGATCAAACTTTTGATTTTAATAACTCCGATTTGGTTAGAAATACTTACCCATATAAGGTAAATGATGCAAACGCAAACTATGATTTCTTTATTGAACCATATGAAGTTTTTGAACAAACTACAGTAATAGAATCTGTCACCAGAGGTGAAGTTGATGATATTCAAGTAGTTGATGGTGGATCTGGATATAGAATCGGTGAAGCAGTAAACTTTGATCAATCTGAGACTAGTGGGACTGGTCTTAGAGCAGAGATTTCAGAATTGATTGGTAAAGATATACTTTCAATCCAAACATCTCTTGATAGATATGAAAACTCTGTTATGGTTTGGGATGATAATACACAAGTATCTGCTTATTATAGATCTGGTTTTGATCTGAATAATAATGATGCTGTTCTGGTAAGTGGATTATCGACATCAGTTGTAAATCTTTCTGGATCAAGAAGAATTGGTTTTACAACTGAAAATGTCAGTCTTGCCAATACTATGACATCTTACAGTTCCACTCCAGGTGGAATCTCGGAGGATATTTTTGTTTCTTCCATACCAAACGTTGCTATTGGTGGAAGTATCTTTATTGATTCTAATCTTGGCGCAAATGAGGTTGTAAGGGTTCTGAACAACTATCAGAATGGTGTTTTAAGGGTCAAGAGATATGGAACCGCTGGTGCCGCTCACACGTATGGTAGCGTCCTTTATACATTAAGTGATAGAGTTAGAATTCCAGTAAGAACAGAAAAATTTGAATCAAAGCGTGATGATCTGGTTTATTTCAACGCTAAAGATTCTGTTGGTATTGGAACAACTCTTGGAGGAGCAGTATCCAAAACATTTACTGTAGGTAATGTAACTGATACTGTTTCTATACCACATAGAAGCATATATCTACCAAATCACCCATTCAAGACTGGACAAAGAGTAACTTTTACTAAGTCCGATCTTGCTGGTGTAGATTCTCTTATTGTTGGAGATGATGAAACAAACGCAAATACTTTCTTCATTCCAGATAACTTTGCATTGTCTTCTGATGTTTATGTCATTAACAAAGGAAGAAATTATATTGGATTAACAACACAAGTTGGTCTTACAACAAATAGTGAGGGATTATTCTTCTATAGTGATGGTTCTGATAACTCAGAATATCTACTTCAATCTAACCACACACAGATTACTGCAAATGTTGATAGAATCATAACAACAGTAAGCACAGCATCTTCTCACGGACTGCAGAATGGTGATACAATCAAACTCACAGTAAAACCAAATACTGTTGTTGGACTTGGAACAACTGCAGCATTATCACTTTCATTTGAACCAGATGAGAAAAAACTTCTGATTAATGCTGTTGGTGTAAACTCAACACAGATTGATCTTGTAACTAATACAATCACTCTTCCAGATCACGGATACAAGACTGGAGACAAGATTTATTATACAAGCACAGAAGTTGCTTCTGGATTAACAACAGGTTCTTATTATGTTGTTAGAGATAGTAGCAGCACATTTAGACTTGCTGAAACTTCTTATGAGTCAAATCCAAATACAGAAAACACAGTAAACATTGTTGGAACTGGAGATACATCCCATACCTTTGCACTGATCAATCCAAAGATCGACGTTGTTAGAAACTCTGATCTTAAATTTAATCTTGGCGATCCTTCTTTACGTGGTTATGAGTTCAAGATCTTCTATGATAAGGAGATGAGAAATGAGTTTATAAGTGCCAAGGATGGACAAGATTTCAACTTTGTTGGTGTCGGTACTGTAGGATTTGGAACTGCATCTGCAGTTATTAACTACACAGATAATATTCCATCAAATCTATACTATGCATTAGAAAAATCTGGTTACATCAGCACATCAGATGTTGATGTTTCAAATTATTCGCAAATCAACTATGTTGATAGTGAGTATAATGGATCTTATGAAGTTTTTGGTATTTCTACAACGTCCTTTAAGATCTCTCCACAGAGAATATCTCCCGTTTTATTCTACTCCAAAGACCAAACTGATGTATTGGAATATTCTACAAAATCTTCCAGTGCTATTAACGGATCCATTGGCAAAGTAAAAATCTTATCTAAAGGATTCAACTTTAATAAACTTCCCAAGTTTACCAATGTTACATCTCAGGATGGAACTAATGCCAACCTCATTCCAATCTCGGATTCTATTGGAAATGTAAACAGTGTAAGAATAAAGGATATTGGATTTGATTATCCTTCAGATAAAACTCTGAGACCAGAAGCATTTGTGCCTCCAATCGTAAACGTTGATAACTTAGATACTATTGATGAGATAGATATTGAATTTGGTGGAGCAAAATACCTGAATCCACCAGATCTCCTTTTAATCAATAACACAACAAAGCAAGTCGTTGATAGTACTACTTTACTTGCAGATGCTCCAAATGGATCAATATCAAATGTAGTTCAACTTGCACCAATCTACGGATTGCAATCAGAACCACATAGTATTATTGCAATCAACAACTCTAATGGTGTTGGTATCAGTTCTATGGTAACCAGCAATTCTGGAGTTGCAACTTGTGTTCTGAAGACACCTATATTAGGATTCTTATCTCCACAGTTTAGAATTGGAGATAAAGTTTTCGTTGAAGGGATTGAACTTGATCCAAATTCAAACGGAACAGGATATAACTCTGAAAACTACAATTATCAACTCTTTACAGTTCAATCGTACTTGAACACAAATCCAGCGAAAGTTGAGTTTGCTCTTGTTGACGGTGATGGTGTTGGATTAACAACTAATCCAGGTATTGCAAAAACTTATCAATCTGGATATGCAACTATTGTTAATGAAAGCAACTACCCAAGAATCAATGTTATTAAGAAGAGGGGAGTATTTGAGATTGAGGAGCAGTTGTTTGTTGATATTGGAACTGGATATTTTGAAAGAGATCTTTTTGTTTCTTCAGTAAGAGATGATTACATTAAGATTGGTGGTAGATATCCTCTACAAAAGGGAGATAAGATCAAGGGAAGAGTTAGTGGTGTTATTGCAGAAGTTACCAGTGTAGATGGTAATAGAGCGAAATTTACTATCGACTATTCATCCAAAAGGAATATTGGTTGGAGAAATGATATTGGTAAGATCAGTGAAGATTATCAAGTAACTCCAAATAATGATTACTACCAGAACCTCTCATATTCAATCAAGAGTCCAATCACTTGGAGAGAGTCTTCGAGCCCAGTTAATAGTATTCTCCATCCAGCTGGTTTAAAAAACTTTGCTGATGTTGGAATCACATCTGTTGCTAACAGTGGCGTTGGACTTGCAGGAACGACACAAAGTGTTGTTATCTTGGATGTTGTTGGAGAAAGAAGAGTTGATATTATCAACAACTTTGATAATACTGTAGACTATGACACGAGAACAAATCCAGATCAATCTAAGTTCTTAAAGATTCAAAATAGAAAACTTACTGATTATACCCAGTGCAGAACAAACAGAGTTCTTATTCATGATGATATTAGCAATCAGTTCTCAAGTAGAGGATTTGAAGATCCATTTGTAGAGATTGAAGAGATTGATATTGCTGATACTCATGTAAGATATTTGATACAGGTTGTTGATCCAGATACATTTGACTCTCAGTTAACGGAGTTGGTAGTTCAAGCAACTACTCTCGACTCTATTTTGTTTGAGAAGTCATCAACATTTACAGGTGAAAAACTTGGGGAGTTCAGTGCAAACGTAGATGATAGTGGAAGAAAGACCTTACTGTTCTATCCAACAGATATTTACAATAGGGACCATGACATTAAAATTCTGAAGAAAACTTTCCTTAATGCTTTCTCTGGATTGGGAACAGAAACTATTGGTTCCGTTAACTTAACTGGTTCCAATGTTATTGGCATCACTAGCATAGGTTCTGCATCAAATATCGGAACCATTGCTGAAGTTTCTGATAGCAACTTCAATGGTTTGTTTGCAAATATTGAAATCATTAATACATTTACTAAAGATGTAAACTATATTGAAGCAGTTCTTGATTTTGATGGGAGCAGCACTTATCTGAGTGAATACTATTTTGACACAAAGGCACGTTCTTATAGTTCTTCATCTCTTGGTATATTAACTTCAATATATGATTCAACATCAGGTATTGTATCATTCAGATTAGAAAATGATACTATCAATACTCTGGATGTTCGCGCAAATATTGTTGGATTTGCAAATACGACTTCTGGTATTGGAACATATAGATTCTTAGTTGGTGATCAACCACCTGGATCCGAAAGAAGTGCTAGATTCGAATCTACAGTAGGATTTGGAACTGAGGCAATCAGAGTGGGAACTTTCGATATTAATAGTATCACCTCAGCATCTTCTCTTGTAAGAGTTTCTTCTGGAAGTAGTTCTGCAATCCACCAAGTTTCGATAGTATTTGACCGTGAAGATGTTATAGTTTCTCCTGGTCCTTTTGCACCAGTAAACAATACTTCTGGTCTTGGTACTTTCGGTGGCGATCTTTCTGGTAGTGAGTTCTACCTTAACTTCTACCCAGATTCTGGATATAACGTTGAAGTTCAAGGATTCAATGAAGTATTCTACACATTAAGTGACTTTGACAATGAACCAAGACAACTTTCATATGGACCATCCAACCAAAGATTGTTCTTGTCAGCATATGATGGTATCAATGGTCCAAGGGCAAATAAGGTTAACTTTACGCTATTCCATGAGGATACTCCAATCTATGTAAAGAGATTCTCTCCTTCAGACACTACTAAACTTGATCCCGCAACTGGAGTATTCACAATCACCGACCACTTCTTCAATACTGGAGAAGAACTGACTTACACTCCAAAATCAACATTTATTGGTATTGGAGAAAGTGCAATGGGAATTGGTGCAACCGCAAACTATCTTGGGGTTGTTACCGATAGATTGCCAGAAAAAGTATATCCAATTGCTCTTACTCCAGATACATTTAAGTTAGCAACACGTAAAGATTATGCTCAAGCAGGTATTGCAGTAACATTTACTGATGTTGGCATTGGAAATGCACACGAACTTGAGATGACTAAGAAACTGTCTAAGACAGTTATCGCTCTCGATGGTATTGTTCAGCAACCAATCACATATACTCCATTAGCACATACATTACAATACAATAGTGGATCTATCTCTGCTGGTATTGCAACATTTAACTTGAGTGGAATCTCTTCTATTCAACCAAGAGATATTCTTAAGATTGATGATGAGTATATGAAGGTTGTTGAGGTTGGAGTTAGCACCAATGTTGGTGGTGCTATTCTTGGACCAATCAATGGTATTATTGCTGCTGGTACTGCTGCAACATTCCCAACGGTTTCTGTTGTTAGAGCATCCGTTGGAACAACTGCTGTTTCCCATAACGATGGAGCAAATGTTCAGATCTACAGAGGTTCTATTAACATTGTAGGAAATGAGGTATGGTTCACGGATCCACCAAAAGGAAATACCAGATCTAGAAGAAATGAAAGTAATCTTCCATATGCTAAAGCACAGTATTCTGGCAGAACTTTCCTGAGATCAGATTATGATACAAATATGATCTTTGATGATATTTCCGATCAGTTTACTGGTATTGGCAAAACATATACCATGACTGTTCAGGGAATCAATACAACTGGTGTTGATATTGGAAATGGAATTCTGTTTATTAATGGCGTTTTCCAAACTCCAACAACTATTAACAACTCTGGCAACAACTATGAGTTTGAAAATGATGCAGTTGCTGGAATCTCTAGCGTCGTATTTACTGGTATCACATCAACAGATGGATCCTTTATCAAATCTGAGTTTGATATTAACCAAAACCAACTTCCAAGAGGAGGTTTGATTGTTTCTCTTGGATCTACTCCTGGTCTTGGATATGCACCTCTTGTCGGTGCAAAGGTTAGAGCAGTTCTTGATGGATCTGGAACTATAACAGATATTATTAGCATCGGAACTACTATTACTGGTGCAAGTTTGGGCGTTTCTACAGCATCTTATAATAACGAATCTGGCATCATTCAAATTGAAACAGATTCCCCTCACGGATTTGGTGGTGGAGATAGAGTAAAACTTGTTGGACTTGCATTTACTTGCCCAACCAACCCAGGTATTACCTCATACTTCCCAGAGGATCAACCAAACTATGTTGATCGTTCTTACGACATTGTTAATATTCTTTCAGATACATCAATAGCAGTTAATGTTGGTCCAAGTACAATCCAACACAATTACATTGGATTTGGTACTGTATATGAATACTTTACTCTGAATAGTGGGTCTGGATATAGAGATCCTGTTTCCATTGGCGTAACTGATCCAAATCACAATGGATCTGAGGCAAGTATTTCTGCAGTTGTTGGTGTTGGTGGAACTCTTGGATTTGTGATCAATGATGGTGGATCTGGATATTCGGAACCATACATTGAGATTCCACAACCAGTTTATGAAAATATGTCAGTTACTGGTGTATCAAGACTTGGAATCGGAACAACCACAGATACTGGAAGTAATCTTCTTCTGAATCTTAAGATTGGTGCCGCAAGCACCACAGTTGGTATTGGTTCTACATTGTTCTTGGTTGAATCTTTTGAAGTTGCAAGACCTGGACATTCTTTCCAGGTTGGTGATGTTCTTAAAGTTGTTGGACTTGTTACAGCAAAAGATTTCTCCGAACCAGTATCTGAGTTCCAACTAGAAGTTGTTGAAACATTTAATGACTTGTTCTCTTCTTGGTCATTTGGAGAAATGGATTACATCGATAGCACAAGATTCCTCCAAAACGGAAATAGAACAAGATTCCCATTATTCTACAATGGACAGTTATTGAGTTTTGAGGTTGATCCTAATAATCCTCTCTCAAGTGCGATTGATCTTGATGCAGTTCTTGTTATTTTTGTTAATGGTGTTCTTCAGCAACCAAAATATGCTTACCAGTTCTCGGGTGGAACATCGTTTATCTTCACAGAACCACCAAAAGAATCGGATAAGGTTGATATCTTCTTCTATCTTGGACAAGATGGTGTAGATGTTACTGTTGTTGATGTTAATGAGTCAATCAAGATTGGTGATGAAGTTTTTGTTAGAAAGCATCCACTTTATACAACCACAGAAGATCAATCTCGCGATAGAACGATTTCAGATCTTTTGGGATCTGATACAATCGAAACCGATATCTACGTTGGTAATGGAATAGATGAAACAACATTCAGACCATTTGATTGGATTAAGCAAAAGAATGATAAGTACATCAAGGGTCAGGTTGTTTATAAGGTAAGAGATTCTCTCGAACCATTCATCTACCCAACTGCAAAGATTATTGGTGATATTGATTCTGGAACAACTGAAATATTTGTAGATAATGCACAGTTCTTTAACTATGAAGAAGATAATTATGGAATCAACATCAATACTTTTGATTCTATGATTATTGATGGAAGTGATCCAGTTTCTGCTGCATTTACTGCAACAGTTTCTGCGGCAGGTACAGTAAGTGCGGTTACAGTTACAAATGCAGGTCTCGGATACTCAACATCTGTACCTGTTAAATTCTCAGCACCATCTATCATCGGTGTTGGTATTGGATCAACTGCAACTGGAACAGCAACAGTTTCTGGAGGATCTATAACTTCGGTTACGATTACAAATCCTGGTTTGGGTTATACAAGCACTAATCCACCACAAGTTATTGTTGAAGTTCCAGGATTTACCAAAGAAACTATCACCAACATTCAGAATATTCAAGGATTCTCTGGAATCATAACTGGAATCAGCACAACAACAGGAACAAATGGACATCCACTTGCACTGAAGATAAACTTCCGCGCAAATGCATCAGATGCCAATGATCTTCAAGCAGGTTATCCACTGCTTGTTTACAACACAACTGTTGGAACTGGTGTTACTTCCGTTAACAGTGAAGATTCTTCCATTGTTGGAATCGGAACATTGTTCTTAGACAATGTTTATATCGTTAACTCTAAAGTAAGTTTTGGACCTGATGCAGAGATAATCTGCAATGTTCACACTAATAGTTCTATCATTGGTATTAACACTGAAGGATCAACTACAATGCCACTAGGAAATATTTCTTGGGGTAGAATATATAATTACGATTTGAGAACTAATCCAGTTTCTATTGGAGTTACTGGGTTGACCGTTGATTCTGGTTTATCAACCTTCCCAACAATCCAGAGAAGAACCTTTGGACTAAGGAATAGTGGTGCTATTAGAAAACTTTCTAACTTGCTATAACAAGCTATAAATACATAAAAAAGATAAAAAATGTCAGCGATAGTTACTGATCAGTTTAGAATTCTGAATGCCAGTAATTTTGTAGAGTCAGTTGAATCTTCTTCCAACTCTTATTACATTACGGTAAATCTTGCCAATCCAACCGCAGTTGGTTTTGGAAGATCTACTTCATGGAACTTAAATCCTCCAGCACCTGTTGATAACTTTGCTTACAACAGTCACGCTGGAGATGTTTCTTTGTATGGAAAAAGGATAACCTCGGCAAATATTAGAAGACTTGTCAGAAGAATAGATTGGGCATCTGGAAGTAGATACGAAATGTATCGAAATGATTACAGCATTCTCAATCCAGCACCTCTGACAAATGCATCAAGATTGTATGATGCAAACTATTATGTAATGAACTCTGATTATAGAGTTTACATTTGCATAGAAAATGGTTCAAGCGGAAGCAATCCAAAAGGAAATGTTTCTCAAGATGAACCAACCTTTACTGATCTGGAACCATCTAGAGCAGGTGATAGTGGAGATGGATATATCTGGAAATATTTGTTCACTATATCACCAAGTGATATTATTAAGTTTGATTCTACCGAATATATTACTGTTCCAAATGCATGGCAAACATCGACTGATTCTCAGATCAGAGCAATAAGAGAAGCAGCAGATTCGTCACAAAACGAAAATCAAATCAAAACCGTTTATATTGAAAACTCTGGCGCAAACTATTCTAATGGTTTGGGTCAAGAATTAAACATTATTGGTGACGGAACTGGAGGAAGAGTTAGAGTTGATGTAGAAGGTGGAAAAATCACCAATACAGTAGTTACATCTGGTGGCAAAGATTATAGTTATGCTCTTGTTGATTTGGGTTCTATCAACTCAAATACAACAGGAACTAGTGCAAAACTTATTCCAATAATACCACCATCAAAAGGGCATGGATATGATGTATATACCGAACTTGGAACTGACAAAGTTTTAATATATGCAAGATTTGATGATTCAACAAAGGATTTCCCAGTTGATACTAGTTTTGCTCAAGTTGGTATTGTAAAGAATCCGACTTCTATTGGATCTGATCAAATCTACACAGAAAATACTTTTACTGGATTGTTCTCAGTTAAGTTTACATCCATCACTGGAACACCTTCTGTGGGTGAAAAGATTGAGCAGTTAGTTGCTAATGGAACAGGAAAGGCATATGGTTATGTCGCTTCTTGGGACAGTGAAACAAGTGTTTTGAAGTATTTTAGAGATCGTTCTCTCTACTACAACCAAACAACATTTGATCAGCAAGATTATGTTGGAATCTCTACTAATGGTAGAGCATACACCTTTGAATCATCTTCAAACCTGATTAGAGGTCAGTCATCTGGATTTACTGCTTCCATTGATACTGGATTTGCTGGTATTACCACAAATCCAACTGGAACCAAGTTAATCAATCTTGGTGTTAACTTTACAAATGGGTTGGCATCTCCTGAAATAAATAAAGGATCAGGAGATTTAATCTATCTTGATAACAGACCTAGCATTGCTAGGAACCTCCGCCAAAAAGAAGACATTAAAGTTATACTGGAATTTTAAAAAATGCCACAAAAGACGAATCTCAATGTAAATCCTTATTATGATGATTTTGATAAGGAGGATAACTTTTACAGAGTTCTTTTTAAACCTGGATTCCCAGTCCAGGCAAGAGAACTTACAGGTCTTCAATCGATTTTACAAAATCAATTAGAGTCTTTTGGAAGTCATATTTTTAAAGAAGGATCTATGGTAATCCCTGGTGGGGTTACTTGCGATAATGCATTTACAACTGTAAAGGTAAATCCAGATCATTTAGGCATTGATATCACAGTATACCTTGATGCTGTTGTTACTGCAAACAACGGTAAAGGAGCGAAGGTACGTGGTCAAAACTCTGGTGTTGTAGGAACACTGAAGGGTTATTTACTTCCTCCCGATGAAGGAGTAGAAGAGATTACTTTATTCGTCAAGTATCGTGACGGTGCAGATAATGGCGAAACAGTAAACTTTGAAGACGAAGAAACATTAATACTTGAAGAGAACGTAACTTACGGCAATACTACCTTAAATGCTGGAGATACAGTGCTTACTGTTTTCTCTGTTGATGCAACAGCAACTGGTTATGCTGTAGGTGTTTCTGAAGGTGTATATTTTATTAGAGGTGTGTTTGTAGATGTCCCAACATC